TCGCCGCTGGTTGTTGTGGAGCTTGTTGAGGTGACTGAGCATTTTGTTGATTTGCTTTATTCTTACATCCGCATCCCATAATATTTGTTTTTAATAGGTTTATTTAATTATAAATATCAGAGAAGTTTCATATTTTGTAAACCATTAAATATTTATTGTAATATGAAAAAAGTTGTTAGAATTAATGAGGGTGAATTAATTGGATTAATAAAGAATATTATTATTGAACAAGATGATAATGTTGAATATGAAGATTTCACTCCAGAAGAATATATGGATCTATTAAAGTCTGTTAACTATAAGGCACAGGCCATTCCTAAGTTTCCTGACTTTAGAGGTAAAAAAATAAGAGTAAATGGTAACTTATCCTTAATGGGTTTAAAACAAATAACTAATTTGGGTGAGTTAATCGTAACTGGTAATTTAAATGTTCGTTCCTCAGGTATTGTAAGTATTGAGGGTATTACAGTTGGTGGTACTTTTAGTTATTGGGACACACCATATAGCATAGAACTTGAGAGAAGAAAAGAAATGGCTTTGAGACAAGAGGCGAAACAAAGACGAGAAGATGATGAGTGGAACTTAGATAATCCTGAAATTGATAAAGAAGGTATAATGGCAAATGTGGTATTTGAATATATGACCCAACAGGGAGATATTGGATATTTAACTGATTCAGAACGCGAAGAATTAAAAGAATTTGAAAAAAGAATGGAGGAACTTGAGGAAAGGATAGATAACGAGGAAGATCCTGAGGTTCTTGACGAATTGGATATGGAACGTAGTGATCTTCAAGATGATATAGATAGACTTAAAGGAAATGATAACGATGTGTATGATTTAATACCTGACGGTAAACATTACGATATGGATACATTTAGATCCGTACATGATGATAGTGGGGGTAATATTTATGCGGTTGGAACTGAACGTGATGCTGATAGCTCTGTGGAAGAGTATTATGAAGAAATGATAAACGATTTAAATAATTTTAGTAGAAGTACTTTATCGGACCATATTGATGGTGATGATGTTGCGGATTATTATGAAGATATGATTCGTGAATGGGTTACTGAAGATCCTGACAATTATGGTGTTACTAAAGAAACTAGTCTCAGACAAGATAAAGAAATTGAACAATTAAATAACAAAAAAAGGTCTCTTGAGATAGAAACGTATTTGATTAAAAATGGTGCTAGATCTCCTCTTATTGAGGAAGAGATTGAAAGCATGAAGTACTTTAAGTTTAAAGATTATATGGATAATTTATTAATTGTTGAATGGTCTGAAAATAAATGGCAAATTTACCAAAACGGTAAAAAAGTTGATGAAGTATACTATGAAGATGAGGATGAAGATGGTGAACATGAATCGGATAATGACTCAAGGATTGATGAAATTGAAAGTGAAATAGAAGACATTGATGTTGAAATACAAGATATAAAAGATTATCCTGATGGTGATTTAAATGATGATGAGGTTGAAGAAGCGGTTGATGATAAGTTACAAGAAATTAGAGATGACCCGGCAAGTTGGTTAAATGATATGGGTGATGAACTTGAAAATTTTGTTAATAAAAGATCATTACTGGAAAGTTTAGTTAATGATGGTGATTATGGTTCAATAAATGGGTATGATGGTTCATATGATACAGATTTAGTTAACGATACAACTTTTGTTGTAATGAGAATTGAATAATACCTTTACAGAATACAATTATATTATTATGTTTATGTTTAATGGCAAGAAATAAAAAAATAGAATTTGTAATGGACACCGATTGGATGTTTGAAAGGCCAATTGATAGGGAACATAAAGAATATAAGTTATTATCATATTTCCAACGTATGGGACAAAAGTTAGATAACATGGAACTTTACCCTGGATTTATAGAATTATCATTACATTTAGCAAACATACAAACACTTATCAGAGATAAGAAAATCATATATACGAATAAGAAATTCAATTCAGTTGACGACGAATTATTAGTTAAGGACCTTAAAATTAAAAATGTTCCTGATATGTCATCTGATGAGTATGAGGAGTTTACAAAAATTTTACAATACACTGCACCAAGAATGTTGGAGTACTTCAACATTGCAAAATCTGTATGGACAATAGTTTTTGATAGTATTGAAACAAAATACAGGAAGAACAAAAAGGAAATTTTATCCAACAAAGGTTTCTTCTTCCATTTGGATAAAAGAGACAACAAGTATTATGTTTGGGAATATGGGGTATCTCCGGCAGCAAAAAAATCACCTGAAAGTAAGACAAGTGTTAAATTAATTTATTGTGATGATAAAACCAAATTGACAATACCAAAAATAATAACTACATTTTCTGATACTGAAAACAGAACAAAATTACCGGTATTAGAAATGATTAGTAAAGGTGATTTCCCAATTGAAGAAACCTTATTACCGTTATTCAAAAGAAAAACAATAATGTTAATTAATCAAGCAAGAAATTACAATAATGATCAAGAGGATAAGAAAATAGAAAAAGAATTTTTAGAAGATTAAACATGGGTTTTAACAAAAGATTTTTAAAGAAAGAAAATATTCTTATTCACTTAAATGATATTATGACTTATTTAAATACCGACGCAGTGTTGTGTACGGATGAATTTTCACGTAATGTCTATAGGATGTTTACTGAAGGAAAAGACAAGAAAGAAATAACAAATTATATAAATAAAAATAAATGAAAGTTAAGTTAGAATACGTATGGCAAACGGAGTACACAAAATAACAGAAGATTTTGAAAAAGCGTTGTGTGATTACACGGGATCACCATACGCTATTGCATTGGATAATATGAGTAACGCTTTATTTTTGGCGTTATATTATGAAAAAAATATAAAGAAAAGTTTGGATACGGATATGATAGATTGTCCATCTAAAACTTACCCTTCGGTTCCTTGTGAAATAATTCACGCTGGTTTTAAAGTTAATTTTACTCCTGTTGTCGGAGATATGATTAAAGGGGCGTACCAACTATCACCAAGTAATGTTTGGGATTCCGCATTGAGTTTTACTGCCGATATGTATATTCCAAAATCACATATGTGTCTTTCATTCACAGGACCATATAAAACATTAAAACTTAGTAAGGGTGGTGCAATTTTAACTGATGACCATAAGGCTATGTTATGGTTCAAAAGAGCGAGATTTAGTGGTAGAAGAGAATGTTCATATCATGATGATAATTTTGATATGTTAGGGTGGAACTTTTATATGATGCCTGAGTTGGCAGCGAGAGGATTACTTATGATGAGTCAGTTTTATAATTTGGATGGTTCTAAGAGACATAATCAAGATTTAGAGTTACCATACCCTGATCTATCTAAATATGACATTTATAAACAATGATTAAAGCACTAATTGGTAATGGTGGTCACGCAAGAGAAGTGATGGCTCAAATGGGAATCAAACTCGTTAGGTTTGTCGATGATCAATATATGAGTAATGATACATTACCATTATCTGAATTAGATATAGAGAAATATGAGGTAATGGTTGCTATTGCGGATCCAAGAGATAGGTACGATACAATCCAAAGACTACCTAAGGGTGTAAGATTTTTCACATTTGCACACCCAACCGCATTAATAATGGATGATGTTGAAATTGGTGAAGGTAGTTTTATTGGGGCAAATTCTATTTTAACAACAAATATTAAAATTGGTAAACACGCAATATTAAATAGAGGTAATCATATTGGACATGATTGTGTGATTGGAGATTTTTTTAGTGCAATGCCAGGATCGGTAGTATCAGGAAATGTTAGAATTTATGACCTTGTATATTTAGGAAATAATTCAACAATTAAAGAAAAGTTATCAATCCATTCTCTAACTACGATAGGTATGAATGGTGCGGTGGTTAAACATATAGGGGAATCTGGAACATACGTGGGTGTACCTGTAAAAAAAATAAAATAAATGGAAAAAGAATGTGTATGTGGAGCTAACGTACTTTGTATGTGTCCTCCACCAAAAATGGAACAAGTAAATCACCCCCAACATTACGGAGGAGAAGATAACCCTTATGAGGCAATCAAAGTAATTGATGCTTGGGAATTAGGATTCTCATTAGGAAATACGGTAAAGTATATATCAAGAGCGGGAAAGAAAGATTCGGATAAAGAATTACAAGATCTTAAGAAAGCTTTATGGTACTTAGAACATCATATAGAAACATTAGAAAAAAAATGAAAATAATAGTAACAGGAGGTGCGGGTTTTATAGGTTCCGCTTTTATAAATTACTTATTAGATAACTTTGAATGTGATGTTCTTTGTATTGATAAACTGACATATGCTGGACGTAAAACGAACATTAAACATAATGTTTCATTCTTACAAAAAGACATTTGTGATGTAACCGCAGATGAATTAGGTGAATTTGATTATATTGTTCACTTCGCAGCAGAATCTCATGTTGACAATTCAATCACAAACGGACTTCCATTTGTTAAAACAAATGTTGAAGGGACTTTTAACCTTTTAGAGATATCAAGAAATAATAAAAGGTTAAAGAAGTTTATTCATATTTCAACCGATGAGGTTTATGGTGATATGGACGAACACTTCTCAAGTAATCATACGGCAACTGAAGATGATAATTTAAAACCTAGTTCATATTATTCCGCAACTAAAACGGCATCTGATATGTTAGTTTTATCTGCTAACAGAACTTATGGTTTACCATATATTATTACAAGAACTTGTAATAACTTTGGTGAACACCAATTTGAGGAAAAGTTCTTACCTACAATCGCTAGATCAATTAAAGAAGGTAAAGAAATTCCTGTGTATGGTGATGGTAAACAAGTTAGGGAATGGATGTATGTTTACGATAACGTAAAAGTAATCTGTGATTTAATGTTTGATGATGAGATTATTAACACTATATTTAATATCGGTACATCATTTAGGGTAACAAACTTGGACATTATAAATAAAATATCCTATATTTTAACAACAGACGTAAAAATTAAAAACGTTGAGGATCGTTTAGGTCACGATAGAAAATACGGATTAAATTGTTTAAAAATGAGGGATTATTATCTTAAAACCAAAGGTGAGATACCAAAGTTTTTAAATTTATTTGAATACTTAGAAACACAATATAAAAAATAACATGATAGAAACAGGAAAAATTATAAAGGGAGATTGTGTTGAGGTAATGAAAAAATTACCTGAAGGATCTGTTGATTTAATCGTAACATCACCACCTTATGGGGTTGGGATTGAGTATGATGTACACGATGATGATGTTGAATTTGATGAGTATTTGGTATTTGCTAAGAATTGGTTAACCGAAGCGTATAACGTATTGAAGGACGATGGACGTATTGCTCTTAACATTCCTTATGAGATTAACAGACAAAAGAAAGGTGGTCGTATCTTCTTTGTTTCTGAAATGTATCAGATAATGAAGGAAATTGGATTTGGATTCTTTGGTATTGTTGACTTGGAAGAACAATCACCACATAGATCTAAAACTACTGCGTGGGGTTCTTGGATGTCACCGTCAAGTCCTTACATCTATAATCCAAAGGAATGTGTTATTTTAGCTTACAAAAAACATCACATCAAAAAAGTTAAAGGTGAACCACAATGGAAAGGAGTTCCAACTGAAATTGAACAGGAAGATGGAACATTAAAGAAAAAAGTAGTGTATGAGGAAAAAGATAAGAAAGAGTTTATGGAACTTGTGTTTGGTCAGTGGAATTACTTTGCGGATACTAAATCACTCACCAAGGCGACTTTCTCCATGGATATACCAACCAAAGCGATTAAAATACTATCCTACAAAAACGATGTAATATTGGACCCATTTGCTGGATCAGGAACAACATTAGTAGCTGCTCAAATATTAGAACGTAGATGGTTAGGAATTGAATTAAGTGAAAATTATAAAAAGATTGCTGAGACAAGGATTAATTATTTTAAAGCTTTAGAACAAATAAAAGAACTTCCACTATAATGTGGAAGTTTTAGTTTTTAATGGTATTTATAATAAATTGAATACCATGGAAGACGAATACGACAATATGTTTGGAGATCACGCAATATGTGAATTTTAATTTTTTATACCCAAAAAATATTTATAAGTATGAATAAAAAATTAATAACAGAATCGGGAATAAGAAATATCAGAGAATTATCCAGAAGATATCCTGAGGCTAAAATATACTTTCACCAAGATTTAGATGGGGTTACCACTGCGTTGGGTATGAAAAATTACTTAGAAGAAAACGGTATAAAAGTGGTTGACGCTGAGATTATCCAATATGGTGATAAGGAATTTGCGATTAAGAAATTAGATGCCGAAGGTGATGTTATGCCAGTGTTAGTTGACTTTGCTCATGGTAAACCAATGTTTGTTATTCACACGGATCACCACGACACACAAGCTGGTGTTGAACAAGGTACCGCAACTAATTTTAAATCTTCAAGGTCAAATGTTGAAACAATATCTCAAACCGTATCTCCAAGAGACATTTTCCCAACAGATGATATTACTTTGATTTCAACTGTAGATTCTGCAAACTATGCTCAACATGATATTAGTCCTGAAGAAGTAATGAACTATTTGTTTAAGGTTGATAAAGATCAATCCTTACAAAGAAACAAAATGGTAATGGGTATGGTAACTAATAAGTTATTGTTGGCATTCAAAAACAAACCAGGGTTCTTGGAAAATATTGTAATGAATGCGAATCCATCTTTATTAAGTATATTATTAAACATCAGATCTCAGATAAAAGAAAAGAACTATGCGGATGTTGAATCTTTGGAAAAAAACAAAGAGAACTATGTTCAAACAATGAAGACACATAAGAATGTTAACGTTGATGATAATGTTATTGTTCAGTATGGTGGTGGTAGTATGATGAAACCAGGATCCTACGATAGATATACACCATTCAGAAATAATCCTGAGGCTGACTTCTTAGTAATTGCTTGGCCTTTAGGGTTGGTACAAGCGTCTTGTAACCCATTTAAGAAAGAAAGGGCACTTAAAGGTGTGAACTTAGGTGAGATTAAAGATGAGGTGTTAAACAAGTGGAAATCACAATTACAGGACAAGGATATTCCTCTATCAACAATCAAATGGATATCAGAATCGGGAAAAGATTTTGGTGAGCAATCAGTTGGTTTTACATTCAGAGATTTCAATGCGTTATATGGTAAAGAATTTAAAAAAATGATTGATGGGGAGGACATTCTTAATGATGTTGATAAGATAATGAAAAAACCATTCAGTGAATTAAGAGACGAAGAAATGAAATTGTTAGATTCAATTAGTGTGAACGCTTGGGACCTTATTCAATCTAATAGCGGTGGTCACAAATGTATTACAAATATTTCTGGGTTATCTTACTTAGGTAGATCTAAACGACCACCTGAGGGTAAATACAAATATAACGCTGAGTCAGATGATTCACCTTATGTAAAATTTACAAAGATGGTTCAGAATGAGTTTGTGAGAGTATTGAAAGAAAAAATGAAAGATTAATCTTGTAAAATAATAGTATCGCCTTCAGCTATATCGTATTTAATACAAGTACCACCTTTAAGTTCTAATACCATATCTCCATTACCTGTGTAACGATCGCATTCAGGTGCGTCACACGGTTTACAGTTATTATGTATTTTGTTAATTTTATTATCTTTTATAAAAATTATATCTAAAGATATGATACAGTTCTTCATCCAAAAAGAATGATCACCATCCTTCATTATGAATAACATACCATCAAAACTTTTATCAAATTTTTTATCCATCATACCGTTTTGTATGTCTTTACTGGTTATAACACATTTGACATTGAATAAATTATTGTTTACTATTAATTCCATATACTTATAAATATATTCTTATAATGAAATCAGATAGAAGTTCAGGTGTAATATTAAAATATGGTAATAAAGTTTTGTTATGTAAACGAGCTGACCATGAAACTTATGCGGGTAAATGGTTTATTCCATCAGGGCATATGGAAGCAAACGAAACTCCAAGAGATTGTGCTTATCGTGAGTTTTATGAAGAGACAAACATTAAGATTGAAGACGAAATAAGTTTGGTTGGGTTCATAACAAAAAAAGATGATGATGGAGATCCGAAGGGTTTAATTTATGTGTATCTATATGAATCTGACAAGAAAATGACACCAAACTTGGATAAAGCAAAAGATGGGCATGAACATTCAGATTTTGGGTTTTTTACGTTAGAAGACCTTCCAATTGGTAAAAATGAAGAATTATACAAGATTTTAACAAAAATTTTAAATTAAAAGTAAATTTTTTTGACTTTTACTAAAGTATTATATATTTATATTACACAAAAAAACAACCAATACCCTTCCTTTCTACGAATTAATTGGTTTATCAATATTAATCCCATGTTTTTTGAGAAAAAAGTATGGGATTTTTTATGCCATGTCATTTTTATTTGTATATTTGTAAAAACAAAAAAACATATGGGTAGTTACATCAATACATTCAAGAAAAAATTCAACAAGAAAGCAACCCTTGATGGGCAAGAAGTAATTGTTGGACAAGCAACATTTTTATGTAGACAAGATTGGTCAGGTATTTACACACCATCTGAAAGTAGAGAAATGACAAGAGCATATGCTTTGACTGAAAATGATCAACCTGATTATATTATATTTGAAGGTGAAACGGTTTATAAAAATAATAAACGTGGCGTTTGGTCTGATGGTTCTGGTTTTTGGTCAGGTATTGATCCTCAAAAAGATTTTGTTGGTACACTAAAAAAAGTGGGTAAAAAATTTGTAATTGAGAAATAATTAACTATATTTGTTATATGAATAAGACGGGTTTCAACATAAAAGTAGTAAGTGATAAGTTCGGTGATTTAATCAACGAGACATTCATGGATCAGACACAATTCAGAATCTTTTTGAAGATGGTACACGGAGCATTGGTATTAGAAGAAGACTTGAGTTTCTTCAACGGAGATACATTCTTGGTTCACATCCCAAATAAGGTATTGAAAGATTCGGTTATCGTTACTAACGTTAAGGAAGTTTCATTAACTGAACAAGTTAAAAGTAAGATTGAGGCGTTGGTAACAAACTAATTGTTTCCTTGTTTAGAAAAACAAGGTGGTGGAGTCAGACATTTATCCAATGTCGGGCCTAAAATGGGAACTTCGGTTCCCTTTTTTTATTTATTTTTTATTATATAGGTATATTTATATAATAAAATAAATTTAAGACACAATACTTATGTTGCATAAATTAAAATTAACGGAAAGTGAGATCAGAGACATACTAAGCAAACATGGGGTAAAGACCAATGTTTTGGTTGAGCAGACTCAGGATTACACCATTTTAGATATACAGAATTGGTTAAATACCAATAAAAATGCGGGTTTAGATGCCGACGGTAAATTTGGTCCTTTGACGGCTAAGGCCATAAAAAAAGCTATAATTGGATAAGACATGAAAAGAATTACAGATAGTTTATTAAAAAGAATTGTTAGACAAAGTCTAAATGAAAGTTATGGTTTGTTAAATGAGAGTTACGACACTGGTAAAGTAACAGTTGGTGATAAAACATATGATAATATTAAAATAGAGTTCAACCCATGTGTTGATGGTGGTTTTTGTATTGGGGCTGATGGTGCTAGTTACTGGCTAGCTAAAAATGCTCAAACAGAAATTGCAAGTATTAGTCGTAGTAATCTTGATTTAGCGGTAGATGAATTATCGAAAAAATGTAATACTTTAAAAATGGGTAAACCTCTAAGTTCAAATATTGAACAAGTAGTGGAGGATCTTATTACTCAGTACAGAGCGACAGATACGGTAGAGGATAAAGTTAGAAGTATAATTTATCAGTTAGATTTCCCATCATGGTGTGCTACTGTAAAAAGAGGAGAGGACCTTGGATATGGTAATATATATAGAGCGTCGGTTGCTAATGTTGGATCAGATGATTATTCTTATTATGTTGCTCAAGCTTCAATACATTCATTAACTAAGTCAATTGATTTAACAGAGGCTAAACGTGACGAATATTGGAAATCTGTTGGTGATAGTATTGAAAATACTAAAAAAAGTGAAGAAACATTGAACGACACATTATTAGCAAATGCTAAAAAATGTGGATATGATACAATTGAGGCATATAGAGCGGGTAGTGATGGGGAAGCATGGAAATGTGTGGGTCGTAAATATACCCCTCATACTGGTGATGGAGAAATTGGTTCTTATCAAGTATCGTTTGAAGGTTATTACTGTATAGACCCTAATTCTCCAAGACGTAATCCGGCATTAGTGAATAAACCGAAACAAATACCTGGAGGTGTTGGGTATCAATTAAACACAGGTAATCCTATTATTGATAAGTTTGTTTATGGTGTTGCAAAAGACCAAAGAGGTACTGATTACACAGATGTAGGGGTACAAATGGATAGTAATAAAGTTATAACTGAGTTTGATTGTAATGATAAAAAAATACAATTTTCACTATCAACTAATGCTTGGAGTTATGATGATATAGTACCATATATTAACCCTGAATATTTTAGTTGGGCAATTCCAGGACCGGAACAAAATAAAATAGTTTTAACTACAGATCCCGATTTTAATGATAATGGTAAAAGTGACAATAGTATCCAAGGTGCACCTAATCGTAATTTATTAGAAGATAGTGTAAGTAACAATAGAATCAGAGGTTTTAGACATAATTTATTAACTGAAGAACAAACTTTATGGATAGGTGCGGAAGACCCTGATGTTGGGTTGATACAAAAGGCATTAAAGTTAAGACCTGTTGATAACAAATTTGGAAAAGACACTCAAAAAGCGGTAATTAAATTCCAAACAACTGAAGGAGCTAAACTTCCAACACCATTAAGAACTGATGGAGTTGTTGATGATGCAACTTTAGAGGCAATAATAGGTACTGAAGCCTTTAACGCACGGAATGTTTTACCCGCATCTGCAACAGAATTACCCGCATCTGCAACAGAATACACAAGACCTTTAACGCTTAAAAGTACGGGTCCTGATGTTGTTGCAATACAAACAAAATTAGGTATTAGTACTAAAGGTGGTTATGGTCCTGAAACGCAAAAAGCGGTATTAGCTTTCCAACAAAAAGATACTAACTTGGAAGATACGGGTGATGTTGATGAGTTAACATTTAAAAAAATTATGGCTTATGATGCTGCATCACCTATAAAGTATTCGGGTAGAAAACATAATTATACGACAAAGGATGAAGGTAAATGGATTAAAGTATCTCCTAATACTAGTGATACACAACTAAGTGATAATAATGGGTACTTTAAAATTTTAAATGTTTTAGATGAATATAATGTAGTGATTGATGCTGAATATAAAAACGTTGGTGGTGGTGGATCAACACAAAAAGTTTTATTTGGTGAAGACGCAAAAGAGGGTACTGACCAGGTTATTAGAGGTGGTGGTTCAGGTGGTTCAGGTGGTACAGGTGGTACAGGTGGTACAGGTGGTACAGGTGGTAGAGGTAGAAGAAGTGGAGTAGTAGGTGGTGGTGGAGGAGGAGGAGGTAATGTAGATCCTGAAAGACAAAGACAAAGAGATTTACGTAAAAAAGAAATGTGTGATGCTTTAAGACAAGTAAAACAATATTTAAATAACACTAAAGATGCGGGATTAACCGTCGATTGTAAAAGAGATCAAAATACAAGAAATCAAATTATGATGGCTCTTACAGGTGGATCTTCAACTGGAGGGGGAGGAGCTGAAGAACCAAAGGTATCAACACCGGGAGGAAATGTAAGAATATATTAATAGTTAAAACTAAAAATTTATTAAGGGAGAGAGATCTCCCTTTTTTTATGATATTTTTTTTTGTATATTCCAATTAAAGCGTTATATTTGTGGTATGAAACTAACAAAGAAAGAACAATTATTTATGGAACTCTTGGAAAAAGAAGGGGTTGTTTGGGTTTTTGATCACATTTTGTTAGATACTAAAGATAAAAAAGGATATGACAAGGTTATTGGGTATAAGGCTTGGAACATTGCGTATGACTTGTTAAAGAAAGGTTTGATAAAAGTTAACCCTGACAATAAATCTGGTTGGGTAAAAAATTAAGTTATGGAAAAAATATTATATATTGTTAGAGGTGTGCCTGGATCAGGTAAATCTACGTTTGCTAAATCATTAGGTGGTGCTCATTTTGAGACTGATATGTTCTTTATGGATAATGGTGAATATAAATTTGACTTCACCAAAATAAAGGAAGCACATAAGTGGTGTCAAGATAGTGTTAATACTGCGATGATATTAAATCATACCGCAAATATTAATAACGTAATTGTTGTTTCAAACACATTTACTCAAGAATGGGAAATGAAACCGTATTTTGATATGGCGGAAATATTTGATTATAAAGTGTTTTGT